AGCGTCGGATTCATAACCCGGAGGTCGAGGGTTCAAATCCCTCCCACGCTACCGCTGGTAAGCGGCTGCTAAGGGGCCCTCACTGCTCCTTAGCGCCGCCTATCGACGTCTTCGAGCCGCGCCGCCGTTCTCCGTTGTCGCGGCTCCGAGACAGCTGTCACGCCACAGCCTGGAAAAATCCTGGTACCGGTTCTGAGTGGGGCTTCTATGTTCCTCTGTTGAGTAATCTGTTGACTCAACAAACCCCTGCTGACGGAAGTGGACAGAAGGGGGGGTATTCTGTCCGCACCCATCAAGGATTACCACATAGGGGCCCCTCATCGAGGTCCCTTACGAGGTGTGTTGTGAGCCTTGATGCCCTGGCTCTCGAGGAGCAGGTCAATCTTGGTCTCGAGCCTCGTGAGGCGCTCGCGCATGTCCTGGTTCGAGCTGCGCTGCGCCTTTCCGCGCACCCGTAGGCGCGTAATCGCGTCGTCGTGCCGCTGGAGGCGCTCAGTGATTGTGCCGATCTGGACGCGCGTCGTCACCCAGGAGGATACAACGCCCACAATGACCGCTACGATCAGCGGAGCGAGCACCGTGGACGACAACATGCGTTTTAAGGTCATCGCGTGTGGGGTCGTGGGTTGTGCGGAAAATAGGTGGGTTAAGGGCTTTCCGCCTCAAAAAATGCGCCCGCAACCAATGACTGAATCGCGGCACACGGGGACGCAACTCTGATCGCAGTCGCGCCAGGTGGGCGCCCGTTCCTCTCAGGTTGCCTGGCCGGGGTGGAACTTGTGACCAGAGTCAAAAATTTCGCGGCGATGGGTCCAGAGCGTTTTTTTGCTCACGCCGAGCGACTCGGCCACCTGTCCCCACGACGCTTTCGGCCGGAGCGCCTCGCAGCGCTCCCGCACAATTGCCTCACGGGCACGCTCCAGGGTCATCCCGCCGTGCACCGTAGAATCTGGGCTCGGGGGTGGGTCCTGATCCTGTGGTGCCTCAGCCTGTGGAGGCTGGGCCTGTGGTGGTTCGCTAGGTGGGGCCGCGCTGGTGGAGGCGCGGGACCGGGCCCGACGCGCGTGTCTGCTGCGGCGCCGGTGCTCTTTGAGCGCCTGAATGATGCGGTACTCCCGCTGCATCGAGCGGGTCAGGTACTCGTCCCACCCGATTAGCGCCGCGGCCGACACGACGACGTGCTCCCGCGTGTTGGTCGCCCGCGAGTTTTCGTCGCCGGTGCCGTTCGTGTCGGCGTGAAGACAGCGATCGGTCATGCGCTTTCGGAGCTGCCGACCAGCATGCCGTGAAGCGCCTGCGCGATGAGAGAGAGGCCCCGGTCGAACACCATCTCTTCGCCCACCGCGGGCACGTACGGAATGTCGACAAGCCGGTCGAGCGCCTCGGCGGCCACGCCGGTCCACTCCTCGACGGTCATGTTGCCGCGGAGCAGGTCGGCCGTCGCGGTGCGGAAGTCCGACTCCTGATGCAGAATGAGGCCCTCCAGGGCGGCCCCGACGCCCTCGAACGCCGTCGTAAACAGCTCCCGCTCGGTGGCTTCGGTGAGGTACGGCAGGTCGACGCTTCGGTTGATGGCGCGCCGGGCAAACCACTCCCATTCGGGAACCGTGATCTCGCCGGCGAGCAGCATGGCCGTCGCCTTGCGAAACGTCTTGTCTCGCGTGACGCCGTCAAGCTTGTCGGGGACTTTTCCCCCAATCTCGGTGGTGACGTGCTCGGCGAGCTCGGCGGTGTTCATGTCTCTTGCTTTTGATCGGGCGTCGTCAGTCATGGTTTTTTTCTGGTCGTTGTTTGTTGAATAGTGAGCGGTGTTACGGTATACGTCTCTAGCCTTTTTTCTCATCTACTTGTGAATCCTAAAATATTATCCCCTGCTCTTGAAGCCGCGCCTCAATCTCCTCAATGCGGGTACGATTGTTTTTGATAACCCCCTCTTCTTCGGCCCCATACGTCGTGTCCACTGTGGACGCGTCTTTTGCCGTCAATGCGGCTCCTTTATCTACATTATTTAGCCCCATCGTATAATTGGCGGGGGTAAGGTTTTTGTACGTGTCGGCAAATGCGGCACCAGAGAAGTGGTTGGCAGCAATGGTGATCTTAGAGAGGTTTGTGTCCTTCCATCTGCTGATCCAGTCGTATTGCGACGTTCCTCCATCAACGCGAAACACATTCATGCCCGTCAAGGAGAAATCGGTGATGTGTTCTCCGTTTTCAGGGGAGTTAAGCAGAGCCGTCAAATCCCCAGTGATCCGGAGGCGCCCGCCCTGAATGGAAATGCCCCACGCGTTGCTGCTTGCCGTGCTGTTGCGCAGGTCCACGAGCGGCCCAGCGTGTTTTTTGATGGCGATGGGCCGGAGCGCGATTCGATTCACGCCCCCACGTGGTGCAGTGAGTTCGTTGGGTATTAGCTGCAGGATCGGTCCTTTTGTGTCGTTGTAGAGATTGTCTTTGCCAGTCCACTTGCGGGTGTCCCCCCCACGGAGTTGATAGACCGCGTTGTTCATGCCTTCGATTCCGCAGCTTTCGATCCTGGTGCCCGCGACTGTACCATCTCCAAAATTCTTGAAGCAAACATTCGAGTGGGTGAAGCGGACTTTGAAAAACTCCGTCTCGGTGATGTTGACGTTGGCTGCTCCATCGTCGGTCACCTCAGAGCTGCCTCCCATTTGGATCGTCGGAGACGTGTTGCCAGCGTTTGTCTGGGGCCCAAGGGAGATCTTCCGGACCTGTGTCTGCCGCACGTCGTCTTGGCTCCGGTGTGGAAAGAGAAGCACCACATTATTGGTGACAGCAGCAGAGGGGTTGGAAATGTTGATTCTCCGGATGGCAGTCCAGTAAAATCCTGCTCCCCTCAGCTCGAAGTTGTTGCCGCGCATGCGCAGATGATCGTCGTCAAGTGTGTAGTTGCCAGGCGGGAGATAGACCGTCTCTCCGACCTGATCCGTCGCCGTCGCCGCGTCGATTGCGGCCTGGATCGCAGGCGTGTCGTCCTGCATCGTCGCTGGATCAGTCACATCGACATTTTTGCCTTTTGCTCCGTACGCCCGTACATCGAAAACGTCCGTCTTCTGTACGGCGCGCACCATGCGAACGCTCGCGTCGAACGACACACTACTCGCGTCATAAGGGAGCAGGTCTTCGCTCAAGAGGACCCGGCCACCCCCATTGTTGGCCGCATGGTCACTGAGCGCCTGCACCATCGACTCATCACTGGAGTAATCCGACGGGTCAAACTTTTTTGGAGACGCGCCGTCGGGCACCGAGACCCCATATCCGACCTGCAACGGGATCCCCACACTGCGGGGCACCTGAGCGGCTGGCAATACGCCTTTCGTAAGCCGAGATGCGTCGCTCAGGTCAGGGCCGGTTTGGTTCCAATCCGTTCCGTTAGACTTATAATACACCGTCTCGCCCACGACGTACCAGATTTCCCCAGAATGATTCGACGCCTCGACGGTCGTGCCGTCCGCCATCTCTAGGGTTGAGGAGTTGATTTTTTGTTCGGCCGTCCCGTCGATGCCGCCGAGGGCGCCGATGTTAGAGGCGGTTTGCTCGACGTCGTCGCGAACCGCGCGAACGTCGCTGCGCACCACCGCAGTGTCGTTGTAGGCCTTTTCGAGCTGGTCGCGAAAATCGCGAAACTCTTGGTCGCTCTCGATGAGCGTAAGGTCGGTCGGCTGTGCCATGATTAGGACTTGTCTTGGTCAATGAGAAGGGTGCCGGAAAAATCTTTGTCCCCCTGCTCGACGCGGACGGCGTGCTCGATGGCCGGGTCGATGCGCACAAACTGGAGCGTGAACGTCTGGCCGAGAAAGTCATAGGTTCGCTGGATACGGCGAAACGCCGCCTTTGCCGACCCTCGAATCTCGACGGTTTTTTCGGTAGCCACGGGTCTGGCGAGTGTTGGTCTAAAGGTCGTTGATCGAGGCAAGCACGAATGTCGTCGTCTCTTCGGTCTCGGCGAGCTTGGCGAGAGCCACAGTGTCGGAGTCCGCTTGCGTCTGTGTCGCTGTCGGCGCGTCTAAGTAGGCCGGGTATTCGTGCGCCTGGTGGTCGCGGAGGGTCCGATTCCGCACGTCCCACTCCACAAAGATGCTTTCGATAGACTGCCCGGTCAGGGCTCGGCCTCGAATGTCGAGAACGAACCCCGTGCCGAGGCCGGCGGCCGGGACCACCCCGCCGCTTACCTCGTCGGCCCGGAGCGTTTCGCTGTCGAGCTTGACGTATTCGCGGCGCGGGTCGGTCGCCACCAGGGACAGGTCCACCTCCTCCAGGGGGGTCGGCTGCCGCAGCTGCACCTGCCGCATGCGCTTGAGCGTGCCGAGTGGGCCGGCCTGAAGGACGGCCGTCTGGATGTTGACCTGCCCCTCTCCCTCGGCGGCCACCTCACGGACCAGCGCCCCATCAAGCCGGGCGGCGTATTCCTCGCCGGGCCGAAGCGCAAAGTCGCGGCGCGAGCGGCGAAGGGCGCTCCACGCCCCCTGGTCGATCGAATAGTTCCAGACGCGCCCGCCGGCGGCGACCCACACGTCGTTCCGGCCGCGCTGCACATTTTTGTAGTGGCCGACAACCGTATCCGGGCCGAGAGAGCGCAAAAACTCCTCGCCTACGTCGTTGAGCGGGCGCGAAAGGGACGGCTGCTCCAGTTGCGGTGTGAGCTGATATAGGCCGCCGTCCAGGCAGGCCACGACCGGACCGTCGACGGACGTGACTGCACCTCGGCCCACCAGGCCCATGTCGTTTGTGATCACGTCGAGGCGCTGCACAAATGTCTCAGCTCCAATCGCCAAAACGTGAACGGAGTCGTTGTTGAACACAATGATCGGATAGTCTCCAAACTGCCCCGTGCTTATCTCTTGGCCCGTTGCCTGGAGGGACAGGACCTGTCCGTCCTGCCCGGAATAGACAAGGTTCTCAGCCGGAAAACTGAACGGGCGGTTGGCCTCGGACCAGATGATCCGGTTTCCGTCCCCATCAATCTCGGAGGAGCGGGAGAGGCTGTGTGTCGAGTCGTCAGCTGGCTTCTCGACGGTAAGCAGCGACGAGTACACGCGGGCCGCAGCGTCCGCTGTGTTCGCGCTGGCGTCGCCTGAGCTGGATGTTATCGCTTTGGCTGTGAGGTCCAGTTCGATTCGTATGTCGTATGCGTCCCCGGCACCCCACCCCGACGTGTTGGAGCGAGTGAGCGTAATGTCCGTGACGCGGCTTTCAGTCGTTCCCTCTCCGCTTTGCTGCACGGACTCGGTCGTGCTTGCAAGCACACTCCCCTGCTCGTCCCGCAGCTCCACGATCGCCTTGGCCTCAGATTCGGCACCGCTCTGGTCAAGCGAGCTCACTTCAGCGAGAACGTAAATGCTAAACTCAAACTCGGTTACGTCCTCGTCGCCGTCGGGAAAAATCTTCGAGAACGGAAAAACAATTTCCTCCTCCAGCTCCTCCACGGTCAACTCTCCATCTGCATCGCTCGCATAGGTCTGTCCGCGAAAGTCCTCGACCGTGCTGTCAAACTTGCCAGAAGCGCCGTTTGGAGAGGTGGCCCGGAGAAAATCTCGGTGGCTAAAGGGGCCGACAATGTCCCCGGTCGAGTCGGTGAAGTCGTAGAGCTCAGGCAAGATTGCGCTGTACGAAAGCCCGCTGCCCTGGAGCCCTTCAAACGAGCGGTTCATCCCAATCAAGGCGGGGCGGGTCCACGTAGCATCCTCGACGACTCCGCTGTAATCGTCGCTGACGTAAAACTCGTAGCCGGTCGCACGGCTGTCCGGGTAGGTCAAGGCTGCCTCCCTTACGGTAATGCCGCTGATGTTTGACCCGTCGTAGGGCAGGGGCTCCGAGAGGCGCGTGAGAGGTCCCTGCTCGGTGTCAATTGTAACTTGCATGATAACGTGGTAGTCGTCGCCACCGGCGTTGCTCGCCTCTGCCTCCCAATCAAGGGCCTGCTTGATGTTGGGGCGCGTGAGGTCGTAGCCAGCATCCCCAACAATTAGCCTCCGGTTGTACCCGTACAGCGCTCCGGCCCGAATCGAATGGGCTTGCAGGCCGATTCCGTCATACAAAGACTCACTGAGAACAGACTCGACCGAGTCGCCAAACTGGATGGTTGCGCCCTTCTCGTAGTCGTTGGTTCGCGCCACGATGTATCCGGGCTGCCGCTCGGGAAGGGTGCGCGTTCGAGGGTAAAATGTGGGAGGAAACGCCTCTTGGACAGGAGGGTGGCAGATCAGCACCAGGCTTTCAATACGCCGCTCCCACCGCTCGGAAATGTCCTCTGGGAAGTGGTCGACCGTAAAGTCGACTTCCCATGCCGATGTCTCAATCGCGGCAAAGTAGAACGAGCTCGTCGGGCCGATCGTCCCGTCGGCCAGCTCCCACGCAATCCGAAAGGCGAAGTGTCCTGGAGGAAAAACGTCTTCTTCCTGCCGAAAGACGACTTTGGTTGACAGTTGCGGTAAGAGAGGCCAATCAATGCGCCCAGCCTCGGTGCCGGACACCTCCAGCGTAACCTCAGGCTCCCCGATCCCGGCGCCACTTGTAACCGAAACAAAGGTCTGGTCGCGGAATCGGGTAAAGGTCGCTCTTCGGGTCTCGTCGGCCTGCTCAAAAGTCCAAACAATGCTCTCGACCCAAGTGCCCTTTTCGACGACGACGAGCTCGTCGGCCCTCAACGCAAGAAGCTGGTTTTGCCCATGCATTCCGAGCGAGAGAACATCACTTACAGGCGTTGCTTGGGCCACTTTCGGCACCTCCCACACCGCCCCGTCCCCTCGCCCGGTCGGCACCAGGTCCCACAGCAGCCGACACGCGCCGCTGGGCAGCTGGTGGCCCGGCGTTGTGAGGTCCAGCCCGCGGATCGGAAATGTGTTCTCTTTTCGGGTAGCCATGTGGCGTGTCGTTATTAATTGCTGCCGCGGGCTTCTTGTATCGCCTCGCGCACCATCGGCTGCTCCCCGGCCTGCACGCGGCTCAGGTACTGCCGCTGCGCCTGGTCCATGACCTTCCATACCTGCTCCTGGTCGACTGCCAGCGCGTAGCTGGCCGCCTTGAGAACGACGGCCCCTTGGAGGAGGGGCGCCATGCCTTCGGGCGCCACCTCCGGCACGTACATAAAGCGGTCGATCGTCGCGGCGCCGTCTTGGGGCCAGGCCCACAGGGCCGCGTCGGCGCTCGGGTGCGGCACCTTCGCCACGATCGGGTTTGCGGCGTCGGCGCGCGTCTTGGCGTCAAACTGGAGTCGAACGTCATTGTCGCGCGGATCGGTGAGCTCAAGCACGCTCCGCCCCCAGCTGGCGAGGCGCAGGTCCAGGAACCGCGAAAAGTTGTCGGGCACCGGAATCTCGGTGTACTCGTTCTTGTTGGCCAGCGGCTGGCCCGCGCCGCTCACGGCAATCACGTCGGTGGCGCCTCGGGGCGCCGTGTTGATGACGTGCCGCATGGCGCGCACAAGATATTTGTACATGGCCTCGTCGTCGGCGCCGATTGTTTGGCCGGTGGCCAGCTCCCTATCGCTGTGGCGACGCGTGTCGGCCACCAGCTCCTCCTCATCGCTCGTGCCGTCATAGGAAAACGTGATGGGCATAACCTAAAACCCAAGTGGTCGGTACGGGCGCGTGGCGGTCGATTGGTGGACCGGCTCGTCTTTGTGCCGGCGAATGTCGCGGAGAAAGCGCTCGGCCGCCTTCTGCGCCACATTGGGGTGCCCCACCTCTTTCAGCCATTCGGCGGTGACGTAGCCAGCCAGCGCGCGGTCCAGCTCGGGCGGCACCTTTGCGACCACGGTGTCCAGCTCGGGCGGGTCCTGGGGCCCCGCCGGCGGGCTGCCGTTGTCGGCGACGGCCCCGTTGTGGGTCGCCTGTAGGTCGACGGTGTATTCCGTATCCGGAATGGGCCAGAAATAGAGCCGGTCGTCGTAGGCGCCAATGTGTGTGGGGCGCCCCGTATCTGCATCGGGGGCCCGGCTCCAGGACGCCACCTGCGACCCGTCTTGCTTATTGACCTCATAGGCCGTGCCGCCGTCGTACACGGCCGCCTTCTTCAGCACGTGCAAGTGCGGCGGGCGATCGAGGTACTCCTGGCCCGGAACGGTCACGAGCTGCACCGACGTGTTGATGCGCTCGGTGACGGTCGCAATCTCGGACAAGGCGTCGTCCAGGTAAATCTTGAGGGTGTCCTCGTCGCTCTCCGACGGCAGCGTGAGCTCTTCTTGCACGCGCCGGGCCAGCTTGCCAATCTGTGTTCGGACGCGATCGTAGACGCCCGTGGCGGAGGTCAGCTGTGGCATGGGGGTCAGACCTGCAGTGTAGAATTACGGACAGAAGGGGCCGAAGCCCCCTCCATCCGTCGCGGCGGTCGGCAGGAACCGCGACTCGAATATGGGGTCATCACCGTGATCATCACCGTGAATCACCGTGATCATCACCGTGAAAAGCCGGCACGGGGTCACTCCGGCACGTCGTATTTCTCGATGATGTAGCCGTGGGCCATCGCAAAGCGCTGCAGCCGTTCGGTCGTGGCGCTGGCGGTGGGCGCCTCGTCGAGGTCGACGCCGCGCTCGGCAAGGGCCTCCAGGGCGCCGGTCTTGTTCGTGGGCCCCGACAGCACCTCGTAATCCGAGCCGGCCGGCTCGGTCGGCACGTCGTCAATTTGATCCTCGACGGGGGGTTGCCCTTCGGCCTCCACCCCCCCCTGCTTCTCGCCTGCCGTGTCGTCGCCGGCGAGCAGATCGAGGGCCTCCTTCATCGACATGGCCTGGCCGTTGACGACCACCTCGTCCCCCAAGGCGACCGTGTCGTCGGGCTCCGAGCCGCCGCTTGCGCGGTCTGGGGGCTGCCCGCCGGTGGCCTCGACGTCGAACTTGCGGGCGGCAATCTTGAAGAGGTCGCCGTACTGGTCGTGCTCGATCAGCAGCTTGGCGTTCTGGTACGACACCGACTGGTCGCCCGGCGGAAAAATGCCGTGCTGGAAGTTGACGGCATTGCCCCCGATCTCGCGGGCGCGGCGCTCGCCGTCGGGGCCCCGGTACCACTCCAGCTCCTCGGGGAGGTAGACGGTCAGCTGGTTGCCCGTGAGCGACACAAACTTGATCTCGCCGAGGTCGACCGGCTGCCCGGTCTCAGGGTTCGTGAGGTCCTCGGTGGGGGCGGCAGAGGTAGGCATAAATGCGTGTGCGGTTGTGAGATGCGGTGATGGCCCTCCAGGGCGGCCCCTGGCGCGGCACGGCTGGCAGGCCACAGCCCCGAGCAACGCTCGGGCCCAGTGCCGGCGAGGGGCCGAGTCTGGAGGGGCCGCCGAAGGGTGGTGCCCTTCATGCGGCGGAACGGTGCAGCTCAGGGATTACGAGCTGCCGTTGATCTTGGCGTGGGCGTCGTTGTACCGAAATTCCAGGCTTGCCTCTTCCTTGACCTGCACGGCCTGGCCGTCCTTGAGCTGCGTCTGCTCGAGGTCCACCTCGACAATCTTCATCGGGTTCAGCTCCCGAATGCGCAGGTACTCGTAGTCGAGGATGTACCCGAGGCGCGACCGGTTCTGCTCGTCGAACAGCTGCTCGTGGACGAGCCGCACCGTGCCGAACCCGAACTGGATCTCCGGGATCTCGCGGCGCAGCAGGTTGGACCGGTAGTTTGATCGGCGCAGCTTGTCCTGGTCGAGCTCCATGATGTCCTGCATCATGAGGCTGTCGCAGTGGAGGTAGCGCACCTCGCTCGCGTTCGTGCCGACAAACGTCTGCCGGACGATGTCCAAGAGCTTCGACACGTCGAACGACGACGCCGAGTAGCTGAACACCTTGTTGAGGCCAAAGTCCTCGATGCCGCCGCAGAAGTGGGTCTTGTCGCCCGACTTCGTCACGACGTCGCGCTTGCCGAAGAAGAGGATCGACTCGCGGCTGCTCTGGAAGTCGTACAGCTGGTTGTCGCGCTGCTGCTGCCAGCTGTCGCCGGCGTAGTCGCCGGTCGCCTGCCGCGTCCGGCTGATCCCGATGGTCTCGTCCATGCGCTCGACGAAGTTATACTTCTCCACCGGGTAGCTGGACCGGTACGGCGACGCGTCGTAAAACTCCTCCTTCGCGTTGCCGAGGCGCGTCAGCAGCTCGCCGTCCGACATGGCCGGCACGGTGCCCCAGGCGTCGTCCTCGTCGCCGTCGACCTTGGCAACGGTGATGTTGCCGCTCGACGTGGCCGTGACGATGAGGACCGCGTTCGGATCGTTGCTATTCTCCGGCAGCTGGATCAGGTCGTCGACCTGATAGATGTCGTCGTTGACCGCAATCTGCTTCGTCGCGTCCGCGTTGCCGGCCGTGCTGCCGCCGTTCTTGGTCGTGTTGCGGGGGAGCGTGTCCTGCTCGTGCCAGTGGATGCGCGCCTGGCGCGCGGGCGGCCCCTTGCGCAGGTTGCGCAGCGCAACGTAGAGCGGGCTGTTCTGCGGCTTGCGCCAGGTCAGGATGTTCGATACATCCTTGAACTGGACGTCGTCCGGCGTGTCGCGCTGCAGCAAGGCGTCCCTCGACATGGTCGCCATGCCGACCAGGGCAAAGCCTGCGCCCGTCATGAGCGCCTGCAGCGCTGGGAGAGACAGTGAAAGGGAGAAAAGCGTGAGCGCCACCAGGGCAGTGAGCGCAACCCCGACCCCGGCGACCGCGCGTGTGGTCGTCGCTTTCATAACGTGGGGGTGTGTTGTGTGAAAAGTCGCGAGCGCGGTCCTGCCGAAACGGCCGCTGTCGCCAGGGCTCCCTGGCGGCTATTCGTGATCCTGTGTAAAGGCTTTGCGTGTGTCGTTAAAAGGCGTCGTGGTTCATTCCGCCGTCGCCGGAGGGCTCCAGGAGGGCCGGCATGGCGGGCCCACTGCCGGCGTCGCCGCCGTCCTCGCTGCCGGCGGAGCCCGCGTTCTTGAGGTCGGGAAGGCCGTCGGCCCCGCCCTCCTTCATGTCCTCGATCGCCTGGTTGTACCCCTCCTTGTACTCCTCCGTCTCCTCGGTGGGCGTGTCGCCCTCTTCCTCCTGTTCGCGGAGCGCGTCCCAGGCCAGGTCGAACACGTCCATGCGCGGAAGCTCCCCCTTCTCGGCGTCCCCATAAAACACGCGGGCAAACTCTTGCCTGAACGCCTGGGCCTCCTCGTCATCCAGGCCCTTCCGCTTCTTAAAGCTCTCGAACGCCTGCTCGAAGTCCTCGCGGACCTGCTGTGCCTTCTTCTGCTGCTCCTGTTGCTGCTCGCGACGGTCCTGCATCTTCTGTTGGCGCTCCCGCAGGCGCGCCTTGAAGTCGGCGTACTCGTCCGGGTTTTCGGCCTTCGACGGGGCCTGCACGTCAAGCCCCTCGACGTCCTGGGCGGCGATGTAAAAGTCGACCGGGTCAATCTCCCCTTCCGCCTGCGCGAGCGAGTGGATGAGCGTCGCGGCCTGAGGCACCTGCTCGAGCACCTCCTCGAGCTCCGAGAAGCCGCGGACGTCGCGCTGCATGGTGCGCACCTGCTCGACAAACTCGTCCTCGCTCTCCGCCTCGAGGCCGGTCTGAGCCGTCACGTCGTCGAGCCAACCGGGGCTGGACGGGACGTCGTCCATCTCTTCGCCCTCCTGCTCCTCAGCCGCCTCGTCGCCCTCGCTCGAAGGGGATCCTTCGGTGTCCTCGCCCGTCGCGTCGGGACCTGCCTCGTCGCCCTCCTGCTGGCCTGCCGTCTCGTCGCCCTCGCCCTCGTCGGTCCCGCCGGCGGCCATCATGCCGTCGGGAATCTCGCCCTCGATCGCATTGAGGCCCTGTGGCAACAGCCGACCATCGTCGCTCTCGCCATCAGGCGAGCCGCTGGGCTCTGCGGTGTGGACGGTGGCGCTGCCGTCGCCCTCGGCCTGCACTCCCTCCCCCTCCTCGGCCGTCACGGTGGGGTCCTGGTCGGGGTCGTACTCCTCTTCGCTGAGTCGCTTCATAAGAATCGGAGCGCGTCGGCTCCCACTGGTGCGAAAGAATCAGAAACAGATGCGAAACAACCCGAAGGTTAGGCCGCCTGCGCCAAGAGCGCGTTGGCGTCCTTGTCCCCCTCCTCGGCCCGCTCCATCAGCTGGGCGCGCAGCTGGCGCGCCTGCTGGCCGCTAATGCGCTGCTGGGCCGCCTGGCCGGCCTGTGCGGCCTGCTGGAGGGCCTGGCGCGTCTCGGGGCCGCCGGGCCCCTCCATCTGGGGCTGGGACGGGGCCCCTTGGGCAGGGGCTCTTTGGGCCGGCGCGCCGTCGCCCTGCGCCCGAGCAGCAGCGTTTTCGCCCCCGCCGCCACCCACGAGCGGGTTTGTGCGCTTGATGAGCTGCAGCAGCTGGTCGGCCTTCGGGTGCGACGACATTTCCAGGAACTGCCGGAACGTGAGGTCGCCCTGGGCCCGCATCTCTTTGAGGTCCTGCTCGTAGAGCTGGCGGTAGGTGGCCGTGTCGGCCACGTTGGCCAGGCTGACGTCGAACAGCGTGTCGCGCACGTCCGTCTTGCTGAAGCGGACAAAGTCGTCCTTGCTGCCGCGCACCGCGCGGCCGTCGCCGTGGTACTGCTTGGCCACCTTGAGCGCCTTCACGTCGGCCTGCTGCAGGATGCCAAAGTACGTCTCAAATAGGTCGAGCGTGGTCGTCTGCGACTGCACGATGCGCGCCTGGTACAGGCTGGCCGGCTGCTGGCTGGGGGGCTCCTCGCCCATCACGGCCCCGCTGACGCCGGACACCTCCTGCAGCTCGCCCCGCATCTGGGACAGCCATTCGAAGGCGCCGGTCGGGATCGAGTTGGAGTAGACCTGTTCCGGCTTGACGCCCGCGTCCAGGGTCGACCCGTCCGGGTCGGCCTTGTAGGCGACGACGCCGTTCATGCGCGTCCACTCCTGCGCAAAGTCGTCGATCGTCATGTCGTCGGGGATCTGCTCCTCGGCGATCAGGAGGACGCCGCGGGCGGACGTGGCCATGCCCAAATCCATAATCTGGATCATGCGGTTGTACAGGCGCTGCTGGTCGATCAGGTCGACCAGGAGGCCGCGGCTCTCGTTGTCAATCTTTTCGGCCCACCCGAAGGCGTAGGGGTGCTCGCCGTGGTGGTACGGCGTCTCGCCGGCCCACAAAATCTCGCCGGTGGGCGTGAGGAAGTAGCCGACCCACACCATCTCGCTCCGCTCTTCGGTCTGGATCGGCGGGGTGCCTTGCTGCTGGCGGCGCTCGTTTTCGGCCTGGAGGCGCCGCGGGTCGACGTCGTCGGGGTCGGCCGCATACACCTTTGGCTCGGCCGGGTCGTGCACCAGGACCCGCTCCTGTAGCTCGCGGCGCCACACCTCGATGACGCGATTGAGGTCCTCCTCGGTCGTGCCGTAAAAGCCGAGCGCGTCGGCCCGGTTGAAGTCGTAGTTGCCCCAGAACGTCTCCGTAGACTGCTCGCCGTAGTGGTCCTTGATGGCGCCGGCCAGCGTCTGGTCCTGCGGCGCGAACGCAGCACAGATGGAGTCGACGTCCATGTCGTGGATCTCGCCGACGAGCCGCAGGTCGTGACCGCGCCGGTCGCTGGCGTCCGGGTTGTAAAAAAAGCGGAGCATGTTGACCGCCCGTATCGTCACCTCCGGCCGGTCGTACTTGCTCCAGTACTTGTACCCGATGTGGAACGCCGCCTTGCCGCCCAGCAGGTGCTCGAGGAACTGGTCCGCCTCGACGGTGTCCATCTGGTTGATGCGGCGTGCCTCGCGCAGCGCCTTCGTCATGATGTTGGCCGCCTCGGTGTCTTCGTCGTCGACGGCGAACGCCTGGCGGTCGGAGCTATTCTTGCGCAGCTGCCCCTTCAGGTTGCGCACGATCGGGCGCAGGTGGTTCATCTGCCACGGCTCGCGCCCTTGGTCCTCGATGTGTTTTTTCTCCGTTTTGCGCCCGTCCTCCGTCTCGATCGTGTCTTGCCACTGCCGCCCCATCAGGTAGTTGCGGTGGCGGCGCCGGCGCTCGCGGTCGCCCTCGAGGGCGTCCCAGGCGCTGTGGGCCTCCTCGAGGACGTCGCGGCTTTGCGCTGAGGAGGCCAGCGTGCCGTTCTGCAGGAGGGCCCCGTCCATGTCGGCGGGGTCGGGCGGCTCGTCCATGCCGCTCCCTGGCCGCGCGTCGGGGCCCGATCGCAGGTCGGCGGGAGAAGAGCGGATGGGCATAGAAGCCGCAGGCAGGCGTGTCAGGGAAAGCGCGTCAGGGAGAACGCGCCGGTCGAACGGCGTCGCCACGGGGTGGGCAAACAAAAAAGCCGCGGCCCACGGCCTGTCCCTGGCGGTCGGCCAGGCGGAGCGTCAGCTCCGGGAGCGTCAGCTCCGGGAGCGTCAGCTCCACAGGCGATGAGTCGCGGCTATCGCGAGGCGAGTATGTGTGCCCTGTTGACCGAGCGTTTCAGCCGCACAGGGCCGCACGGCGTTCTTCGTTTTAGGGGTGTGGCTGCCCCGTTGGCCATCTACGACTGCTCGGCGTCCGCTACCGTTCGGTCGACCTTACCGGCGCGGCGGCCGCCACGGGGCCCCAGCGGCTCTTTTTGGCCTTGGCACTGAAAAAAGTATCTTGTGATCAGCCCTATGAGGGGCGGGCGTCCTGGGTTTCATCCCAAAGTAACTCCCCAGCCGTCACGTTGTCAAATTCGGACACGCCTCGCTCCGTGGGCGGGCGCGCGGTGATGAGGCTGGCGGTAAACTCGACGTCCGGCTTGGCCGGCACGTCCGAGCGCAGCAGGCGGATGTATCCCTGGTCAATGAGCTCGCGCACCACCTTCTCGACGACGTGGCGCCGGGCCCGCACCATTTTGGCCTCGGGGTCGACGGCGCCCTCCAGCTCGTAGTCGTACACGCTGACGGAGGCGCGCAACTTGCGCAGGTCGTACTTCCGCCAGAGGGCGTCCCAGTCGGTCTCGTTGCGGAGGCGCTCGTTCTCGGCCTTCATCCGCTCGGTCCACAAGCGCAGCCACACGCCGAGACCGGCCAGGAGGAAAAATAGGGTGCCGGAAAGGAGAACACCGATGTCAGTCATGGGGCAAGGCAGAGTTGCGGAGTTATTCAATTGAGGCTCATGATGGGCTGGCGAATGATGCGGGCCCGGTTGGCGGGGCGCGTCCACTGGTGGCGGCCGCCCTGCTGGACGCGCCCACGCGTCGTCTGGTCGAGCGCCTCGGCGCGGGCCTGGAGCGCCCGGTCGAGGGCCGTGTTGCCCGCCTGCATTCGCTTGTACCACAGGCCGATCAGGGCCGGCGACACGACGAGGCGCCGGCACAGCCACAGGCCGGGGCGGGCCGGGTACACGCCCGCCCAATACTCGACATACAGGCCGTCGATAAAGTCGTCCTCGCGGGCCCCCAGCCGCTGAAAATGGCGCCGGTTCCAGTCGCGATCCATGGGGTTGCGCAGCGGTTCTGATCAGGTGGCCAGGCACGCGCCGCCCTCGTCCTTCCAGTTGAGGATGAGGGCGTCCTCGTCCTCGTGCAGCCGCACGCTGTATTCCCACAGCTGGCGCGACTTGATCATGCGCGCCATGCGCAGCACGTTGCGCCGCTCGGCCTCGGTCAGCTTCGGGAGCGCCTCTGTGGGGATGGGGGGCTGGTGCTTTTGCGTGTGTCGGGTGCTCATCACGATGACCAGTCGGTGAAACAGTGTCGCAATGCGAGGGGCTACAGCGTCGTCGCCCCTCCGCGGGCAGTCGGCCGCTCGCGGGGCGTAACCGGCTCGGGCGCGGCCATCTTGTCGTTCAGGTGGGCCAGCATGCATCGCACGTCGACGCGGTCGTCTTTTTTGTTGTCGGCCGCCCGCATCGAGCCCTTGATCTCCATGAACGTGTCCATCTCCTGGCACGCCTTCTGCTCGCGCTCGATATAGGCGGCCTCGGCCTGCTGGCCCCGCTGCAGGTCGCGCGCCCCGCGCAGGTGCTTCGTCAGGGCGGCCACGATGATGCCCTTGTTGTTCCCGGTCATGTACCACCCCGCCTTGCGCGTCTTCTCGCCGGTCGTCTTGTCCTCGACCACGCGGTGATACAGGTTGCCGTACCACGGCTTAATCTCCTGCACGACCGTCATGCCGTAGGCGGGGTCCCGCTCGGACACGTCGCGCTTCTTTTGTAGGCTGTTGACCTCGAGCATCCAGTAGGCCCGCCCGTACCACGTGGCCAGGCGCGCCGCGCGCCAGGCGTACAGGTCGACGTCCATGTGGCCATGCCACTCGCACACGATCTCCGGGTGGCCGCCCCACAGGAGGGGCGCCCGATCGAGGACGCCCGTCACCGAGTAGTCGGCCTGGTCGCTCTGGCCGGGGCCGACGTCGCTGGCCGCGGCGTACCGGTTTTTGATGCGGGTCGCCTCGTCGGGGACATAGTGCTGAAGCAGGCCGCCGTAGTCGTCGTGCGGCCGGCGCCACAGCTTGAGGGGGCCGTGTGGCTCCTCCTCAAAGTGGATGTCGTCGAGGGCGGCCGACCCGGTCGGGGCGGCGCCGTAGATGTCGCCGACGGCGCGGGGCTCGGTGCACGTTTGCCGCGCGCCCTCGACGTAGGCGGGCGGAAAAACGCGGTTCTCGCCCACCACCATCGCCTCCTCGGCCGTCGTGGGGAACTCCTGCTTCAGCTTGTGCGGCGTGAGGATGTATCCGGGCTTCGTCCGCTGCTTCTGGTACCAGTTGATCTGGGCCAGCGTGCAGCCGTGGTCCCACAGAAATTCGTCGTACTGGCTCCAGGTATGGGCAAAGTCTTCCACGTCAGTCGGGTCGTAGGAACGCAGGTTGTGCGCCGGGGGATGCAGTCGGTACTGGGGATCGATCGTCCAGGTGGCAAACCAAAAATTGTACGCCGTGTCGCCGCGCCGCGCCCGCTGGCACAGCTCCTTGAAAAAGGTGCCGGTCTCACCTTTGAGGGTCGACTCCTGGATGCTGACGGTGCCGGGCTCGTCGACCAGCATCGACTCGACGTTGGCCACCAGGTCCTCTGCCGACTCGACGCGGTTGGAGGGCCATTTTCCGATCTCGGTCAGGTGAACAAACTGGGGGGTGCGTCCGCTCGGGGCGTTGGGCCGCTTGACCGTGCCGGTCGACACCTTTGCGTCGCGCTGCGGGATGTAGCGGCTGTTCTGTTGGCCAGCGTACGGGCGCCACCCCAGGTCGCGCAGCGGGTAGTGCTGCCGGATGCGGTCGTAGCGGGCCATGACGTCCTTGGCGGCGTCTGCGTCTTGGGCCACGATCCACGCGTCGCGCTTCGTGTGCTTCTCCAACTGGTGCCACGCGATGTACGCGTAGGAGAGCGTCGTCGCGCCCCACTGCCTATGTTTCAGCACGATCATGCGAACAGGCTCGCCCGCCAGGCGCTGCCGCTCCAGCTGCGCGACGTACTCGCGCTGCGGCTTGTTGGGGGACAGGTCGACAATCTCGCCCTCCTTGTCTTTAATCTTGGCGACCGACGCGGCCCAATACTCAAAGTCGTGCCGGCAGCGCGCGCGCCGAAAGTCGAGCAGGACTCGGTCGAAGTCGTCCTCCAGCTGCTCGGCGTAGCCGCGGAGGCTGCCGTGCGCCCGGGCCTGCACGACGGCCGGGTGGTCCCGCATCGCCGCCGGCAGGTAGACCGGCTTCCACTGCGGGCAGATCACGAACCGAAACCGCTCGATCGGGCTCCCGATGCCCCGGATCGGCGTGTACTCGACCTCCAGGGCGGCCCGACGCTGGCGGTTCGTGTCCAACATGTCACGGGGATCGGTGTGGGGGTGATCCCCTTGAGAGGGGTCCGTCGGCATGGGCTACTCGTCTACGTCTACTCGTCTACCTCTTTGACTTGCGGCCAGCGGTCGCCCTCGCCCTGGAGATGGGCATTTAGCTGCTGGTTCCACTGGTTGATCGTCACGTTCTGGGCGTTGACCTGGGCGCCCTCCTCGAGGTCAAACGCGCCGGTCGCCTTCAGCAGCTGGTCGTGCGCCTTCTGACGGTCTTCGAGTTTGATTTTCTTGATGTAGACCTCCTCCTCATGCTCGCCTACCTGACGGGTGTCCTGGTGAATCTCTTTCACGCAGTCCATTTTGCCGCGCTGGCGTGCCTTGTGAAGGTCGATCGACACGCGAGACCCCTCAAACGACAGGAAGTCTTCCCACGTGGCGCGGGCGATGTGGCTCACGCGCTTCAGCACCTCATTCTCGGTCATGTGCTGCCGGCACGCGTGCTGGATGAGGGGCCGAATCTTGGGGTGCGTGCGGTTCTGGTGGCCCATCGCGCGGCACTGGTCGTCGTCAGACGTCTGGTACGCGCTGTCCATGACGGCCTGCGTCGCGTTGAGGCCGTTGGACAGGTACTCCATGAGCCAGCTGCGCTGCTTGTCGGTAAGCTGGTGCCACAGCTCGCTCACCTCCTGGTCCTCGAGCGTGCCGGGCGTATCGGTCGGCTGAAGCTGTTTGGGCAGCTGCATCACTGCTGGCGGCTGTCTTGGAGGAGTCGGCGCACCTCTTCAAACTTGGTGTCGAGGCTGGGGTGGTTGTCGAGAAACTCTTGCTGCACCTGCTGGGCGGCCTCCACGGCCATCGTGCGCCGCCGCCGCAGGATCTCGGCGTCCTGCTCGCGCCCCTCGCTCAGGGCGGCCTCGATGCGGCTGCGCAGCACGTTGTCGTCGGGGCGCGGCACGTACTGGCCCGCCATCGCCATGAGGGCGCGCTCCTTGCCGACGCCGTTGGCGCGCATCACCTGGAACGCCGTCTGGGGGTCCAGCCCAAAGTTCATCGCGGCGTCGACGTCGCGCGCCATGTGCTCAACGATCTCACTCTTTGCCGTCACCATCTTCCGGTAGGCGCGCTCTACCTCCTCGGCCGTGACGGTGCCGCGCTGGGTCAGCCTGTCGGTAAAAATGCGGCTGGCGTTGCGGTACTGCTCCTCAAAGTCGTAGGTCTCCCACTTGATGCGCTCGGCCATGTCGATCGTCTTGATGCGCTGGCCGGCAAACAGGCTCAAAATCTCCTGCTTTGGCTCCGCGTCCTGGTAGAGCCCCTTCTCGGTCATCGCGTTGTAGAGGCCGCGCAGGTCGCGCGTCGTCGTCGGCTCAAACGCTTTGAGGACGTGTCCCACGCGCCGCGCCCAGAACTCCTCCGGGTTGGCCTGTTGGAGGGCCGGGTTGGCGATGGGGCCGCCCGTCTCGGTCGACCGGTTCAGGATCGCTTCCCGCACCTTGCGCGACAAAATCTCTTCGCTGATAAAGGGGTTGAGCAGGCGCTGCAGCGCGTTAAAGCCGGCACGCCAGGGGTCCATCTCGTCGCCGGTCATGGCCGCGATGGCGGCCTCTCCGTACGCTTTGTAGGGGTTCAGGTAGCCGAGGTCCGTGTAGGAGGCGGTGCCCTCCTCCGCCGGCAGGTGGAACAGGTTGCTGTACCGGCTCCAGCTGGGCAGCAGGCGGCGCAGGTACTCGTCGTCCTCGTCGTCGTAGCCGGTCAGCGCCTTGGACACCTCGTAGAGGGCCGTCATGGCCCCCTGGGCCATAATCATGCCCACCGCCCGCTGCATGCCAATGTGGCGCCGCTGCGGGTCGGCCAGGTCCTCCTTGATGTAGCGGGCCGACTGGTAGGTGGTGCGAAACACCTCGCTGAAGAACGACACGAAAGGCGCGTTGGTCGGCAGCCGGCGCAGCTTTTTCAAGAACTCTGGCACCTGCGAGTAGGTGGGGTACGTGTTCGTGACGATCTCGGCCGCTTTCTCCTCGACGCGCTGCTCGGGCCACTCCGGCTTGGCGTCCTGGTAGCGTTCCTTCTCGATCTGGAAGGCGTACACCTTCCAAATCTCGTCGCCGAGCTGGTACAGCTTGGTGAGCGTCTGGCCGGTGGCGCCTACGATCTTGTCGGCAATCTCGCCCATGCCGGTCTGCGGGTCGTCCATGTCCCAGTCGAGGTCCTGAAACAGGTCCTCCAGCTCGCCGGCGCGCACGGCGTCGCCGACGATGCCGAGCTCGAGCATGCGCTGGTACTCCTGGCGCTCGCCTTCGGCCTCGAAGCTCTGCCGCATCGATTTCCAGGCCATGTCCCACGCCTGTTGCTTCGGGCTCGTGGTCGAGAGGCCGGCGACCGTGCCGGCCGCGGCGCCGGGGACGGCGCCCACCGGCCCGCCAATGGCCGCCCCGATGGCCCCGCCGGCAGCGGCGCCGGCGCTCACGCGCGGGCTGAACAGGTGGCCCTGCTGCAGGGCGAAGAGGATGTTGCCGTAGTAGTTGCGGAACTGCGTCTTGAGGGAGCCGACCGTCTTGGCCGTCTTGACCGCGACGGACAGCTTCATGATCGCCTCCTGCCAGGCCGGCATTTGCTCCTGCGCGTCGAACTGTTCAAACGCCCGGGCAATCTCGGGCGTGGTGTAGAGCCCATTGAGCGGCTGCATGGTGCGCGACCCCTCCGCCGCAATCTTCTGGTCGTAGGAGACCCCATCGACCACCTTGGACTCGCCAAAGAGAAAGCGGCCCAGCCCTTTCTTCTTCACCTCGTTCAGCAGCGCCTGGTTGGCGACCGCCGTGGCCACCTTGACCATCGACTGCTTAAAGTTGACCGCGGGGTCCTCGTACTCGCCGAGCAGAGCCCGCAGCGCCTCGGGGATGTCGCTGCGCCGCTCATAAATGGCGGAGCCGACGCTGCCCAGCGTGCGCCCCCCGGCAAAGTCGGCCTGCGACTCCTGATTGAGTAGCTCCAGGAGGCGCGCCTGGATCTGCTCGTCGCTCATGTGGGGGTGGTTCTGCCGAAACCACCCGACGGCCCCGTTCCAGGCCGTCGCGGGGACATCTTCGGGCACCGCGTCTGGGTCCATCGTAATGCCCTCGTCGGCGCCGAGCTCGCGGGCCGCCTGGCGCAGCGCCGCGCCATAGCTCTCCTCGTTGTGGATCCGGTAGGAGCGGGTCAGATAGGTGCCCATGTTTTGCTCGACGACGGCCTTGAGCTGGCCCCGGAACAGGCCGGTCTGGATGCCGGCGTGGCTCATCGCGTCGACCATGTCGCGCAGCTCGGCAGTGGCCGACTGGAGCGGCTCCGGCAGGTCCTCGATGTACGTTTTTTCCGTGCGCGTCGCCTCGGGCGTACGCGGGATCGAGCTGAACCAGAACTCGGTCATCGGCACGGCCGACTCGATCTGCGGATCGCCCTCGAAGAGGGCGCCCTGCTGGACGTCTTCCTCGCGGTAGCCGTTCGACAGCGCCTCGTTGATGCGCTCCTTTTGCTCGGTCGTGAGCGCCTCGCCCTCGAACGTGTTCTGGAGGGCGGCCTCGAAGTCGGTGAGGGCCCAGTTCATGCGCTGGAGCCACGCCTTGATCTGGCCGCGCCGCCCCTCGGCCGCCTCGTACACGTCCTCGGGAAGGTCGCCGCGCGTCGCAAACTGGCGGCGCAGCTTCGCCTTGAAGAGCGTCCAGTAGTCGCCAAGCGTCTGCGGGCGCTCGGGGCGCTGGAGCGGCACGTCGCTTTCGCCTTCCGCGAATGGCCCCCCGTCCCCGGCTTCGCCTCTTGAAAAGTCGCGCGTAATGAACCGCGCCTCATCCATCTCGGCCTGGCGCTGGCGGCGCCCTTCCTCGGTGCCGTACTCGCGGATCCTGAGGCCGGCGCGCATAAGGTCCTCGACCCGCTCCTCACGAAGATTCTCCGGCACGATCGCAGTGCGAAAGTCACTGATTGCCAACGAAGCAGTCGCATCCGAAGCCATCGCTTCCGAAGCAAGTGCTTCGGCGTCAATCGTGCCAGACGGTGCCGTCAGGCTGACGCGCCCGGATTCCGAAGCGGTCGCGTCAGCGCCTTCTGCAATCACTTCAGAGGGCGCCGGGATGTGCCCGTCCATCTTGTCGACGATCCAGCCAATCGCGTCCGGGTGCATGTCGTGAAGCGCGATCACCTCGCCCCCGGCGCTTGGCTGCTGGAGGTGCAGCTTGCCTCTGTTGACCGTGTGGAAGCGGTGCCCCATCTGGCTGGTCGAGAGGGACTGGAACCGCACTCCCTGGCTGGCCTCCTGAAACGTGCGCTGGCGCTCCTCGAGGTTGCCGTCGGTGTACTCGCGCACCTCGCCCACCTCCTCGGCCAGCATCTCTTTCACCTCCTCGTCGGTGGTGTTCGGGACGATGGCAGCCACAAACTCGTCAAGCGCGACGGCCCGCTGGGGCTTCGACTCAAAATGTTGGGTCGGGCTCTCCTGGAGCGTGCGGCCGAACTGGACAAATTCCTTCACGGCCGTGGCGGGCACGTCCTCAAAGCCGTAGCGCTGGAGCGACACGCGAGCCTGCTCGGCCGACAGGCGCCGCTGCATCATCTCGCCGAGCGCCTTCGTGACGTCGTCGCGGGCGCTCAAGCGGTTGCTCAGGTCCGACCGCGTGGCCCGCCCGCGCTCGTAGTGCGGGAGGATTTGCTCGCGGACGGCCTCCCAGTCGCCCTTCAGCTCCTCTTTGACCTGGTCGAACTGCTCCTTCGACCGGAGGCGTCCGCGCTTTTGCTGCACCTCCTCGAGCGAGCCGAACCGCTCGGCGCCGGCGGCCCGCGCGTTGGCCAGCGTGGTGAGCATGCCGTCCTCGGCGGCCTGCACGCTGCGCTCGGTCATCACCTCAACCAGGTTGTCGAGCGTGGGCGGCAGCTGGCGCCCCTGCTCGCTCTCCAGGTACGGGTCGCCAAACATCGAGTCGGCCTTCCGGGTGGCCCAGGGATGAAGGGCGCCCCGCACGGTGTCCGCCTCGGTCTCCTCCTCGATCATCTGGTTCAGCCGGTCGTCGAGGATCATCCGGTCGACCGTCTCGGGGCTCTCCTGCATCTCGCGCCACTTGCGGAACAGCTGGTCAATCGTGCCGAAGGCCAGCGTGCCGTCGTCGGCGCGGTAGCTGCCGGCGACGGCGTCGATGTACGAGTCGTCCACCTCGCCGATCTCGGCCCTGCTGCTGCGGCGCGCCGCCTCTCGAAGGGCGCGCCCCAGCTCCTGTGCGGCCTGGCCCTGCGGGTCTTCCGCCGCCACCTCGCGGGCCCGCTCGCTCGTGTTGTCATACTGGCCCAGCCACTCCTGCATCGGCGCCGACTCCAAAAGCGTCTGCGTCGAGCCGAACCGCTTCTTGGTCGGGATCGACGCCGGTTGCCGATCATGCACCTCGTCGAGGTACCACAGCTTCGCCGCGGTCAGGCGCGAGAGGCGCGACACCGCACGCGCTCGATCGTCCTGCTCGCGGATCTTGTAGTCAAGGCTGGACACCTTCGAGGTCTCGCCCGTCTGCTCGGCGTACTCGTTCAGCGCTTGGAGCACCGGGCCCACCTGGCCCGGCTGGTGGTCATACTGCGCATCCGGCGAGGTTGGGCTCCAGATGTCGGAGTCGTAGGTGGGCACGCCGCGTTCGGGGTCGACCAGGCTCGGCGTCCCGACCAGGCTGATCGTGCCAAACCGCGCAAAGCCGTGGTCGTAGCGCGCCGTCGCGACGGACGGGACCGGGATGTGGGCGCTCAGCTGCTGGACCGCAACCCGGACGTTCTCCTCTGACAGGTTGTGGACGGCGACCATGTTCTGCTCCTGCTCCGCGTCCGGGTCGGCAAAGACGCGCAGCTGGTCCGGGTCCTCGCTGTAGGTGGAGAACCGCGTGATGACGTCGTCCGGGTCGTAGGCCACATCGACATCTTCGTAGAACCCTTCCGCCTGGCGCTCTGGGATGGACCAGTGGCGGCGCTCCTGCACGATGCGCGCCTCAATCTCGCCGGCGGTGCGCTGGTACATGTCATGGGCCCGATCGCGGACAAGACGGTCGAACGCGTCGCTGTCGGGGTCGGTCGTTCGGAGCTGGTCGACCGCGGCCTCGTTGGTCGGGTCGACGCCGGCGGCCTCGAGGAGGCGGCTGGTTTGCTGAACCTTGCGGTCCAAGGCGCCCAAGCTATGCTCGGCGATGCGCACGTGGGCCATCACGTCCGTCACGCGCTCCACGCCGGCCTCCTCGAGGACCTGCAGCTGGTCCTGGCGGGGCGCGGTGGATGGGTCCTCAAAATTGTCCTGCAGCAGCTTGATCGCGTCGCGAGCGTCGCCGAACAGCTCTAAGTTGTAGGCCGCGTTCTGAGCGTTTGTCAGTTGCTTCCGGGCCCGCGGAATGTTCTCCTGGATGTTGCCGCCGACGGCCCACCCCTCATGCTCCTGCACCCAGTGCTGCAGCTCGTGGATAAACGTCTTCATCACGGTGGACAGTGCCTCCTTGAGGCTGCCCATTTGCTCCCCCACGGCGCCCTCCGTCTCGGCCTTGACGCCGTCCTTGACCATCTCGATGAGCTTGGACCCGATAATGAGCTCGCCCCCATCGTAGTCGAGCATGCCCATGTGCGGAAAGTCGACCATCCGCACGCTCAGCTGGTCGGTGATTTCCGGGTACTCCTCAAAGAGGGTGTCGTGACGGAAGACCTGGTCGATCGACGTAGAACGGCCGTCGGCCGCCCCCCCTTGCTGGAGCGTCTCCTCGATCCGGTTGACGCGCGACATCGCCTCGTACTTGCGCCGCAGCGCATCCTCCACCTCCTCGGGGTCATCGGTCATCATTTCGTCGATGGCGGCTTGCTCGCGCTTCCGCACCGCCTCGGCCAGCGTGCGGAGGGGGCTCTCGCTGTGGAAGTGCGCGCCGGAGTCGCCGATCTCAAACCGGGGGGCCCCGTCGTACGGGCCGTCGAACACGCCGCTTACGCCGGGCGCCTCGTCCTCATCAAAGCGCTCGGCACCGGTGCCGAGCACCATCCAGCGCGTTGGGCGCTCCGGGTCCATGAGCCGGTTGAAGCGGCCGCCCTGAACCGCATTGCCGCTCTGCGCGGCCCGCAAGTTGTCCTTCGCGGCGTTGAGGAGAACCCCAAACTCGGCCTTCGTAAGGCGCAGGTTGAGGACCCGCGCGACGCCCGTTTTCATGCGCTGGTAGAGCGTCTCCATCGTCGTGTTGTCGACGGCCATGCCCTCCGCGATGTTGGCCAGGTACTCATCCATCAAGAGGCGCCGGCTCTCGCCCGTGAGGCCGCCGTCCTCTGCGCGCTCGACGAGGTCGGCGTTGGCGTCGATGAGGCGCGTGCCGCCGACCGTGCGGGCGTTCATGACGGTCTCGATGCCAACCGCGTCGATGAGGAGGTCCATCGTCTCCTCAAAAGTGTCGCCCAGGAGGGCGCGCAGGCCCTGGTGGCCGGCGGCCTCGTGCATGAGCGTCATGCGGGCCATCGTCTCGTGGGACCAGCCGGTCGCTTTCGCCATCGCGCCGATCTGGTCGGCGATGAGATAGACCTGCCCGTCCGCTTCTGCGGTGGGGCCGCCGATGAACATGGCCGGGCGCATCTGCATCGCGCCGGCGCTTCGCATGGCGTTCTCGTACCGGCGGGCCGCCTCTCCCTCCAGCTCCGATGCGGTCTCGACCACCGTGATCGCGCTGCCGGGAAGGCCCTCCTCGCCCATGACGCGCCGCACGATCGCCTCCAGGAGGAACCCGTCGGAGAGAGGCCCATCCTCGCTGATCGACTCGAAGGTCTCCGACAGGTCATCGGCCGTCATGAACGGGGCCTCAAACGCGCCGGTATCATCCCCACTCAGTTCGTCTGGGGCCTGCCGCGCCTGCACCTTTTCGGCCAGCTCGGGGGTGGGCGTGACCCCGGTCAAATCTTTGAAATGGTCTTTGAGCTCGTCGACGACACCGCGCCGGCTGCGGGTGGGATTTTGCTCGATGTGATCGACGATGTCCTGGGGCGAGGTCTCGATGCCGCTCTCGGACGTGACCTGCTGGGCGGCGTCGTCGAGGGGCGTGCCGTTTTCGGACAGCCAGTTCATGCGGAGCGCGCCGCCGTCGGCCACGGCCGCCTCGCCGGCCATGCCGCGAAACGAATCGGTCTGGATGCGGCCGATCGACTCGATCGCCTCGGCCTGGGGGTCGGCCTGGGCGCCGCCGTTGGTGCGGTCCTGCTCGGCCCGGTGGGCCACCCGGTACGCGTCGAGGACCTGCTGGGGCGAGCGGGACGAGAGGGCCGCGCGGGCGCCGTGCTGGTCGTCGGGGGCCGGCTCGACGGTGCCGTTGCGCAGCGCCTCCTCGTGCTCGGCAAAGTAGTCGGCCACCGCATCCTCGTACGCCGCAGAGCGCCGGTCAATCAGCTGGCCGTCGGGGTTTTGGACGACGATGTCGCCACGGGCGTGGCGGTAGGTCGTCTGGCGCGAGCGCGTCCGGATCCGCTGCAGGGCCTGCTCGACCTGCTGGGCGTACTCGGCGTCGCCGCGCTCGCGGGCGTCCTGCAGGTCCTCCTCGAGCTCGGCCACCGGCCGATCGGTCATGCGGCCCTGTGGGCGCTCGGGTCGGGTCGTCTTGCGGGTCACGGGGCGCAGGGCACGGCCGACGGTGTAGCCGTCCTCGGTCTCCAGCTGGGGCTGCTCCGGGTCCACCTGGGGCGCCTGGACGCGAAAGACGGGCCCATCGGCCTCATAGGTGCCGCCGGGGCCACGCTCGGTGGACCCGTGGCGGCGCGCCGCATACCCTTGTTGGGCCAGTTGCGTGATGGCCTCGGCCGTCTCCGGGTCCACCTCCGCATCGGTCTGGAGCGGGACGCCGCGGCGGGCGGCCTCCTCGGCCAGCTGGGCGGCCGCCTCGGGGCTCTCGGCCTGCTGGACCGTCATGGCGTCGTCGGTGAGGGTGGCGCCCGCGCGCGTCACGGTGCCGTCGGGCGTCCCGACGCGGGCCGTTACCTGTCCGTGCGGCCCCGTAGCCACCTCCTCGGCGGCACCATCCCCGCCATCCTCCACGCCATCGCCCTCATCTTGCGTGGGGGCCACGGGCTCTTGGACCTGGATGTCGGCTTCTCCGGGTGGTAGGGCTGGCTCAGCCATCTCTTCTGAAGACGCCGCTGAAGGTTCGCCAGCGCCTTCGCCTTCAGGTTGAGCTCGAGGTTGATCTCTGGATTCGGTGTCATCAAGGTCGATGTCTTGTTGAGCGTCGCGCGCTTGCCGCTCGGCGTCGGGCTGGCCCTGGCGGGCCCGCAGCAGCTCCTGCTGCTTTTGCTGCAGGCCGGCGCGGCGCTGGCGCAGCTTGTCGGCTGCGTCCTGGACAGCCGACGACACGTTTTGCTGCCGGTCCCCGAACAGGCCGGGCTTTTGGGGCGTAGCGGGGTCTTCCTGTTGCTCCGGGGCCAGGTCGCCCAGGGTGCCCTGCTGGGCCTGGTCCTCCAGCGCCATGCGGGCCAGGCGCTCCACCTCGGGGTCGCCTCCAGCTGTCGCTTCTTGATCGGCCAGGCGCTGAATCTCGGCCGCGTCGGCGTCCTGCAAGGTGCTTAGGAGGTCCTCCTTTGCGCGCTCGACCTGCTGCTTGGCCTGCTGCGCCTTTTGCTCGCGGCGGGCCACCTCCTCCTGGACCTGCTCCTCCGGGCGCGTGGTGCGGCGCTCGGCGTCGTCAACGAGGTCCTCAAGCTCAGACTGCTCGGCCTGGCCGGCGGCCTCCTGCAGGCGCTGCTCTACAGCATCCCGATTCTCGCGGCGGACCGCTTCTTCGCGGCCCGTGAGGTCCTTGCCCGCCTGCACCTTGTGAGCAATTCGATCGAGCGTCGCCGGGCGGGCGTCTCCGGTCTCAATCTCCTCGTCGGTGACCCGGGCCCCCTCGCTGGCGTCGCCACTCTCCTGGCGCCGCGCGTCGATCTCGGGGGCCGGGTCTTCCGGGAGGTCGTCTACGCCGAGCCGATCCGCAGCAGACGGAGCGGCATCGGTCTCCGCCTGGGCGGCCTGACGAACCTGCTGTGTCTCCTCGAGCGCCTGGCGGGCCGCTGCAGCTGGGTCGCTCGGCGTATCTGGAGCCGCACTACGTCCCTTGCGACGCCCGGAGGCAGATACGCCGGCTTCGCCGGGCCCCGCTTCGTCTTGATTCGGTGTGTCGCGGTCGGCTTCCGTGTCAGCTGTCGCTCCGGTGGCATCGGCCTCTTCAGCGGTAGCTTCTTCTCTGAGTCGCTGCTCGCGCTCGATCGCCTCTACCTCCGGCGTCATTTGCCGTTCCCGGGCCCTCTGTTTCATGCGGTCCAGGCGCGCGTCGTCAACGCCAGCGTACGGGCGCATGTCGTTCCCGACCTGGTCGGCGCGGGCCGCAGCCGGGGCCTGGCCGCCCTCGCTCGAAGGGGTTCCTTCGCTGGCTTCCGCCTCCCGCAACAGCTCGCGGGCCCTGCGGCGGGCCGCGTCGGCCGGCCGTTCGCCCTGGAAGGCCGTCCCGGCCACCTCGATGGCCGACTGGGGGCCGCTGGCCAGGCTCTCGGTCAGGATCTCGGCGGGGTTTGTCTCTTCGCCGGCCGCCTGTTGGGCCAGCGCCTCGCTCGCCGCCTCACCGCCAGTCTGCGTGCCAAAGCCGAGCACGCCCTTGGCCAAGGGTCGGAGCCCCGTGCGGCCGAGGCCGAGCGTGAGCAGGTTGGTCGCCAGGTCAACCGCGGCGATGGTAGAGCCGCGCGCTTCGCCCCGCTCGCGGGCCGCCTGTTGGAAGCCCGGGTCCTGGAGCGCCTTCATCACCGCCTCACTGTTTTGGAGGTCGACGCCCCGCTTTCGAAGCTCCTCCGTAATGGCGGCCCGCGTCTCGACCATGTTGGCGCCCGCGGCGCCGGTGATGGCCGTGGCGCCCGCCCCGGCCGGCCCGGCCAGCATCGACGCCAGCCCGGTTAGCGCCAGGGCGTCCGGCTGCATGGCGCTCGACTGGACGGCCAGGCCCACCGCCGACTCGGGGTTTTCCCACACCGCGTTCCACACGGCGCTGGCCTCGCCGGTCTGGATGGCGTCGCTCATTTGCTTCATCGCCTCGGTCTGCCCCACCTCCTCCAGCTGGTTCGCGTTCCGCTCGATCGTCTCGGCCGCTTTGCGCGCCGCCTTCTTCTGCTCCTCCTCACTGAGCTCCATCTGCTCCTCGGCAATCGTGCCGGGGCCAAGGTTCGACGCGCGGGACACGGACGTCTGGCCGGCCGTCTCGCCCCGGTCTTGGGCGTCGAGGGCCTGCTGGGCGGCCGACTGCATCTGAAACATCTGAAATCCCCGCTGCGCCTCCGTGACGATCGTCTCAAAGAAGTTGCGCATGCCGTCTTGGTCGTCGGCGGTGGGGTCCGGGCTGCCGGGCTCCGGGATGCCCATCGTGCCGGCGGCCGGCGCTGAGGCGGTCGTCCCGTCGCCCTGGTCCTCTTCCAGCCCTGCCGCGAACGCCGAGTCAGATGGGGCGGCACCAGAGCGTGAGGTTGGGGTCGGCGGCTGCGGCTGGAGCACCTGCCGTGCGGCCTCGAATGGGGTTGGGCCGCGGCCGTCGCCTTCTGGTGGGGCCTCTTGCTGCTCGGTCAGCTCCTCGTCGCCCTCGAGGACCTGGCGGGCCGCCTCAAATGGATTGGTCGGGTCGTCGCCGTTGGCCATGGGCCAGTGCGTGTTATTCAAGGTCGATGCGGCGCAGCAGGTCGGCCAGGGCGGGCGTGCCGAGCCGCTCAACGCCCGCGACGGGCACCTGCTTGGCCTCGATCGAAAACGCCGGGCCCAGCTCGCCAAAGTAAAACGCGCGCTCAGCCCGGCGCCGGCGCAGCAGCCCCTCGACCACCTCGCCGCCGACGTACTTCCAGCGCAAAAACTCGTCGGCGGCCTCCACGGTCTCGCTGGCGTTGAACAGCTGCACGAGCGTCGAATCGCCGAAGGCGCCGCAGCCGATGTTGTAGGCCAGGCTCACCATCGCCCCCAGCTGGTGCGGCGTCGCCTCGCGCCGGAGCGACTCGCGCACGCACGGCTCGTACTGGGTCTCGATCGAGCGTCTTAGCAGCTGCTCCCCGCGGGTGCGGGTGATCGGTGGGTCGATCGCGCCCGGCTCGGCCGGCACGTCGATGTCGGTGGTGCCAAACCCGATGGTGCGCACGCCACCAGCGTCGGCATACCAGCGGGAGCGAAATCCCTCCCACCGCTTGATCAAGTGGATCGCATCCTCCGGGAGCTCGGTCATTCAAAAGACGTCGGCTCGTGAGCCTACTGGAACGGATTGAAGCCAAAGCGCTGCCGAAACTTCTCGGGCGTGTAGGTGGTGGTGTCGGACTGGACGAGCGGGATCGCGTTGAGGGCCACCTGGCGCGTCGAGTAGCGCTCGCCTTTGTAGGTGGTGGTGTCGTCCTCGGGGATATTCTGCAGGACGCGCCGGCGCATTCGGCCAGATACCTGATCGGAGACGTCGGTGGGGCGCTGCCGGGTGTCCTGCTGGCTGGCCGGCGTGTCGGCCGGGGCGGTGGGTCGGTTCCCGTTTGCGTTGGCGCCAGCGCCTTCTCGGCCCGGCGCCGTCGCGCCCTGGACGGGCGCAGGCTGGTTCATAAACGTCTCGCGGTTTTCGGTGAGGTCCTCCTCCGGGATCTGCTGGCCGCCGCTCTGCCCGTTTTGGAGCCGCGCCTGCCGCGCCTTGAGCGCCTCGCGCCGCTTGATGAGATTGTCGATCTGCTGTCCGACCTGGCGCTGGCGCACCTGGTCGGGCTGGCCGTACCGGCCGGTGGGCACCTGCTGGTAACGCGACCGGAGCGCCTGGATCTGGCTCTTGACGGTCGCGAGCTCGCGCTCGACGTCCTTGGGAGTCGAGGGGAGGTCGCCCTCGCCGCCCGTCGTGGGGCGGCGGTCGTAGTATCCGGCCTGCGCCTCCTCCGCCTCCGCGGCCGCACGGCGCTTCGTGGCGCCCGCCTCGTAGTAGTCTTCCTTGGCCCGCTGAACGGCCTTCTCCGTCTCGCTCGGCTGGTCCAGCTCGGCCCGCATCTCCTCGAGCTCCTTCTTGCGCTCGAACTGCTGCTCCGCCTGGCTTGCCTGCCGATCGAGCTTGTAGTCGGCGAGGGCGGCCTCATACTCCGCTTCCGCCTCCGCACGGCGCCGCTGCCGGTTGGCCTTGCGGGCACCCCGCACAAACTGTTCGTAGCTGCTGAGGCGCTGCTGGTACCGCTGCTCGGACCGCGTCTGCGCTTGGCCGGCCCCTTGTGCCAGGCCGGCCCCGACCGCGGTCATCAGTGTCGAGTCGCCGACGGCCCCGGCCACGGCCCCGAGGGCCCCCAGCCCCTGCACCAGGCGCTGCAGGTTGCGCCGCTCGGTGCCTCGCTCCGGGCGCTCGACGTCGGTCTGGACGCGAGGCAAGTCGAGCGTGGGCCGGGTCGGCTCATTCGCTCTCGCTTGAGCGCCTCCCTCGGACGCCGGCGAGCGGCGCCCTCCATCATCCGGGGCGCCGGCGAAGGTAAAGCGCTGGCCCATCGCTCCCTGCGCAATTTGTTCGAGGGGAGCGGGGGTGACGGGGTCGGGCCCTTGCTGGCGCTGCGTTGCCAGCTCGGCCTTGAGAGCTTCGGTGGGTGTTGCGATCGCAGGCATAAGACGTATTGAGTTGGTACATAGTCGCAGGCGGCGCGGGTGTCATCCTCCCCCTCCACCGCCTCCGGACAGGGCAAACTGGCCAGCGGTGCGCAGCGCGCCCTGGGCCAGCTGTGCGCGTTGCAGGTCGCCCTGGCGCTGGGCGGCCGCCTTGCCCTCGATCAGGTTGTTGAGGGTGCCGCGCTGCCGCAGGAGGCTGCGCAGGGCGGCCCGCTCCTCCTCGCGCTGGACGCGGTCGCTGCGAACGAGTAGCTGGCGCTGCGTGCGGGCCAGCTGCTGCTGGCGATTGGCGTCCTGAGCGACCGCATACTGGCTGCCGGTGAGGCCGCGGGCGGCCGCCTGGCTGGCGTCGGTCTCCGCCTGGCGCCGGGCCTGCTCCTGCGCCTGGCTCATGCCAGCCGAGAAGAGGGTCGTCTCGGTCGGATCCCGCATCTGCTTCGTGCGGAAGCGGTTTTCGAGCATGCCGAGCAGGTTGCGGTTCTTTTTGATCGCCTGCTGGCGCGCCTCGTCGTCATCGCCGCCCCCGAAGAAGCCGGTCGCGGCGCCGAGGCCCCCCCCAACGCCGGCACCGATTGCGGTGCCAATACCCGGAACGACAGAGCCGACTGTGGCGCCGGCCCCGGCGCCCGTCGCGGCGCCCGAGAATCCTGTGGACACGTCGTAGCTCATGGCACGGAGCGTTAGTAATGCAAAGTGATCAGGTGGGTCGGCCAACCAGGTGGGTCGGCCAATAAAAAAACGGCACGGCCAGCGCCCAGAGCGCGATCTCGTGGGCCTGCCAGCCGTGCCGCGGAAGATGCGATGCTAAAATGGAGAAGGTCATCCAAAAGTTCAACCGGCGGGCGTGCTCGTGTGGCCTACCCATGAATAGCTGAGGCGCCAAGTCCGATCACCGGTTTTCTCGAGGGGGAGACCAATCGCCACCTCGGGCTTCCCAAACTGCGCGACGCGGGCCACCACCTCCAGGACGGCCTCGGTCGGCTTCTCCCCCAGCGGCTTGAAGATGTCCACCTCGGGCCCGATCGGGCCCCCATCGCTGTCGATTGACACGCGCACGGCGTACTTCGGCACCTCGAGGCGCTCGCAGATCCAGTGCTGGAGGGCCCGCTCCAAATGGGAGTCGTTCCAGCCGGGCGGCCAGTCGTACGCCACAGGAGGGGAATCTCTTTAACAACGCAGGCAGCCGGCGAAAGAAAAAGAACGAAACGACGTCAGCATCTCGTTTCGTTTTTCGTTTTACTTGGTTCTGATGATCAAGCCAAACGCGATCCGCCCCAACCGTTGGTCTCGCCACTGCGGCGGGTGAGCCCACCCACCGGTTCCCTGGAGCCAGAGCGGACCGGTGACATGTCGCTCGATACGCAACGTGCCCGTGACGTCGCGGTGGCGGAGGCCCTGCACGTTGATCCCTGCGCGCCAAGAGCCCCATCTATACCCCGCTGTCATCCTCACAGCGGGCCACGGGAGCGTAAGCCCCTTCCAGCGGACGAGTGGGCCGCGCAGCACGAGACGGGCGCCTTCATGGCTGATGCGCAGGTATGGCCGAGCCCCATCCCAGTACCCGAGCGAGGGATAGATCGGGTCGGTCTCGTAGGAGGGCGCATCCCCGCTCCGGCCGACTTGCCACGAGCCGGGAAAATAGTTGTGCCTCGGCTCCCGGCGCTTATGGCGCCACACGTGATGCACGCTCCGACGATCGTACTCGGCGCCCACCTCGAGAACCTGCCACCGGACGCCGATCGACGCGCCCTGCCTTCTGGAATACACACGGGCCGTTTCGGCGCTGAGGACGGCGTGCTCGATGAAAGCGTCGTCCGTCCCCCACCGCTTGAGCGATAGCTTGGCGCGAGCGACGATGCGGACGTTTTCAGCTGGTTTCCAGTCCGCAGTCAGATCGGCGCGCCCACGCATGGCGTGCTGATAGCCGTGGCTGGCCGTCGCCCAAGCCACAATTCCACCCTCGCCCCGCACGGACACAGGCTGGCCGCGTGCGCAGTCGACCACGAGCCACGCCAGAAGCGCCGCCACGGCGATGGGTACGCCCCAGCGGTAGGCGGATCCAAAATCACGCATCCTGAACGGCGATCACGATGACGGTGTGACACGACTCCTCGGCCAGCTCCTTGGCGCGGGCCTGGAGCATCTGGTCGGTATAGCCTGTGATCTCGAGGGTCGAGGGGCTCACGGCGCATCACCCCCGGCAAACTCTTCCTCGATCTGCTGTCGCCAGTCGGAGGCCCACATGAAGGTGGGCCCATCCACCGCCACCGCCTCGCGGGCCGCCGTGGCCATCTGCTTATCTTCCTGCCGGTCGCCGATGACGTAGGAGGAGCCCCACTTGATGCGGGCGTTGTTCATGCGGGCCTGGTTCTCTAAAATGGCCAGGTTGCCGTAGGCCGGCTTCCGCCGCAGCGACGCGTAGGCGTAGAGGTCCTCGCTGCCACCCTCCATGCAGAAGGCCGGGAGCGTCATGTGGGTCGGCATGCCGCGGTCGTCGATCTCCGTGGCCAGCTCCTGCATGCGGCCTTGCTGGCGGTGCCAGGCGGGCATGCCCATGTGGCCATGCGCCATGCCGCCCTGGTTGGTGACGATCGCGATGAGAAAGCCATCCTCGCGGTAGCGCCAGAGCGCCTCGATGACGTGGTCGTAGAAGGCAATCTCATAGGCGTCGTTGATGAACGAGCGGTTTCCGCTCTCGGGCGGGTCGTTCTTGTTATACCGGAGCGTGCCGTCGAGGTCGCAGATGAGGGCCGGCTTTGCGGTCCACACGTTGTCCAGGTCCTGCGGCGTGTGCCCGTTGCGGGAGAGGGTGTCGACTGTGGGGTCTTGCATAGTGGATTGGGATGTGTGGATTGGGATATAAGTGATTTGGTTATTGGTCGGATACACGCCGCTCGAGAAACGTCAGCGCCTGCTCGACCAGCCAGGCGCGGTGGTTCCGCTCCAGCTTCCAGCCGTCGACCTTTTGCCCGACGGACCGGTTGGGATCGACGTAGTAGGAAACGCCGTCGATCTCGACGTCGAGGCCCGGCTGCTCGTCGCTCTCGCGAACGGCAATGTCCGCGTTGGAGAAGACCGCTCGGACGTCCTCGGCCAGCTCCCGGTGTCGGGCGTGGGGCAGGTCCTCGCCCTCCTCCTGCTCATCTTCGTGCCACCCGCCCCACGAGCCGCCGGTGCCCAACCGGAGCGGGGCCCACTGCTCTTCCTCGAGCTCCAGCTCGGTCAGAACGTCAGTGAGGAGGGCGTCGGTGTCGTTAGCTGTTTGCTCGACGTCAGCAATCTGGCCTCGCAGGTCGGACAGGTACCGGTCCTGGAGGCCCTGCTCCTTCTCGACGTCTTCAAGGCGAGATTCAAGTTCTGTAACAAGCGATGCCAGCTCGTTATGCGTATCGGCGAGGCGATACAACTCACTGCGGATCGGGGCGAGTCGCTCCTCCAGGCGTTCGAGACGCGTGTCCAGGCCGTCCACCTCACGCTTTCGATCGCCCACCTCTTGGGAGAGCTCCTCGATCGACCGGGCCTTGTCGATCATGCTATCCTGGAGCCGCTCAATCCACTTTATGGCCTGCTCCAGGCGCTTGGCGTTCTCGTCGATGCGTTCCTCGAGGCGACCGGTGAGGCCCGCCATCGCGTCGTAGTCGTACTCGCCCTCTTTCAGCGCCTCCACCTCGTCTTCCAGGTCAACCAGCCGGTCGTCCACCTCGCTTAGCCAATCGCCGAGGTCGTCGATCCAGTCGTACGCTTGGTTTTGCTTCTCGTCCATACGCTCGACGCGGTCGTCCACCCCGCTTATCCGGTTCCTGAGGTCGTCGATCATCTCATCGTAACGGCCGAATAGACCCGAAAGGGCGTCGTGGTCGGTCTCTTTGGCCTCAACCTCCTCGCTGATCTGGTCGACACGGCCGTCCACGTCGTCGATCACATCGGCTAGCACTTTTAGGGCCCGCCTGTAATCGGGGCCTGTGGAGCCGGGATGACCTTTGCGGAAGACGTCGTGGAGTCGTTCTTTTGCAGATCTCATAGCTTACTGTATTGGCAGTACACGTGGTGAGGAAAATGAAGCGGTGGGGAGTGGGATTCCCTGGGCAATAACAGAGACAGAACGTCCGCTGTACCCGACGGCCAAGCCACGGGTAAGCTTGGAGTTATGGGGAGTCAAGAAGCTTGCGGTCGTCGACGAGCCGCTCGTGGACCGTCTGGCCGTCGCTGGTTACGCCGAAGCCCAGAAGCAGTTGGTCCAGCTGTGCCTGTCGGGTATCCCGGAATGCGAGAATCGCGTTGAGCCACTCCTTATGGACGCGCCACGCGACGCGGCGGGCCTGGTCGGCGTCGAAGGTGCCGGGCGTATCGCCGTCTTCGTTGAGGGCTTTCTCCATGCCCTCAACATCCGGTTCGATGTGGAAAGGAAGCGGCTGGTTGTCGATCTGCAGGACGAACCTGACGGCCGTTGGTCGCCTCTCGTCGTCGTACATCATCGTCACGCGGCGCGCATCAGACGATGCAAGGATCTGCTGGATCTCTCGGGCGGTTTTTTCAACGTCGACGTCGGTCGTGTAGAAGCGGATGGACATGGCTCAGCGTCTAGGTGTCGGAAAAGAGTTTGGAAGAGAGTGTGCTACGGAAGAAATCCGTGTGCGACGAGCATCATCAGCGCGTCACGGGTGTGCTCGTTCGAGGGGCCGTTCCACTCGCCGACCAGCGCCTCCAAAGCCTCATGGTCCCACTTCTTGCTCGTCGAGGGCTCATGCTCGACCACGTCGTAGCCCAGCCTCCGCAGCCCCGCCACGAGGAGCTCGGCTTCGCGCTGCACGCCCCCCGCATTCTGCGCGATCTTTAGCTGGGCACTGAGGCGCTTTTGGCCGGCGATGATGCTTTGATGCGTGACAGCCGTCTTGTACGGGGCCTCGACGATATAGAGCGTGTCGCCCGGGCTAGGGCCATCGACTAATTGTGCCCGAGCGTAGACCTCCCAGAAATCTCGTGTGTAGGTCTTGACACTACCGCTCCCGGTGACGGCAAGGCCGGTCGTGGAACCAGGATCGACGGCCACGACCTTCTGGTAGTTGTCTCCGAGCTCAACTGTCGCCTGGTCGGCCGTCGGGCCGTACTTTTCGTTGAACTCGTCGAGCGTGTAGGTGTCGTTGACGTGTTCGGCGGAGTCACTCATCGGCAAAAAGCGGTTTTTGAGTCTCAGGCTGTACGTGGATGATCGTGCGTGTGCGCTCGGTGACCTGGGCCTGGGGCTGCCGTGTGACCTCCTTCATCTTCTGCAGGTACGCCTTGTGGTCGTCGAAGCGATGCACAGTCACGTCCGGTTCGCCCGAGGGGCCGCGGTGGTCCTTCACCTTGATCGCGAGGTCTTGCTTTTTCATGTCGCGTTTTGCTCGTCGAGTTCGTGTGGCAGCTCGTCGATCGCGCGTTCAGGCACCGTGCACCGGAGGTGAACTAATCCGGCCGCGTGGCCGGTCACCTTTACGTCCTGGGCGCCGATGGCCTCCAGTATTGACCGGACGTAGTACAGATGCCGCGAGCGAACGCGGAGCGAGACGGATTTGTGCGTAGGGGGTGGCGTGCTCATGGCGTCGTATCAGCGAGTGCGATATGTCAGCGAGTTCGATGTTCAAGGGTCGATGTCGGATTGGTCGAACAGGGTTGGCTCGCGGTTGAGCGTCCAAGTGTAGTTCGGGTCGCCATACGGCCCTTCCCTCTGGCCGTCGGTTTTCCGGAGCACCCCCTGGTCCGTGAGATTGGTGATTGCACGGCGGACCGAAGTGATGGGGCTGTCCGGCAGCGCGACGTCTTGCACCTCAAAAGGCGTGAGGCGGGACGCCGGATGGGCCTCAAACAGAGCCTCGACAGCCTCTTCTTGGCTCTGGGCCTGCTCGATGCGGCGCTCCAGCTGCTCGCCGGCCAGGCCGGTCGTGTTGTGGTAGGGCTGAGACATAAGCAGGTATTAGCTCATGCGCTCGTCGGGAATGCCATCGCCTTCAAACAGGCTGCCTTGGTCACGAGCGCCCTCGAGGAACTTCACGGCCTCCTCGCAGACGCGACGCACCGCAGCCCGCTCCTCCTCCATCGGAATCG